TAGATGTTGAAATGCTTATGGAACAAGGTGTAGATGTTCCACGTGAACTACAGGACACTGACGAACTACAAGCAAACGTTTGGATTTGTAACGGCAAACTACTACGTATGGTATTGAACCCATTCAAACCTGCTCGTATTCCTTACATGGCAGCACCCTATGAACTGAACCCATACTCGTTCTTTGGTGTAGGTATTGCCGAAAATATGGATGATACACAAACATTGATGAATGGTTTCATGCGAATGGCTGTTGACAATGCTGTATTATCTGGTAACCTTTTGATTGAGGTAGATGAAACTAACCTAGTTCCAGGCCAAGACTTATCAGTATACCCAGGCAAAGTATTCCGTAGGCAAGGTGGTGCACCAGGACAAGCTATCTTTGGTACTAAGTTTCCAAACGTTGCAGGTGAGAACTTACAGTTATTTGATAAGGCACGAGTACTTGCAGATGAATCTACTGGATTTCCATCCTTTGCTCATGGACAAACAGGCGTTATGGGTGTAGGCCGTACTGCTAGTGGTATTAGTATGCTAATGGGTGCCGCTAGTGGTACAATTAAAAACGTTATTAAAAACGTAGACGACTACCTACTTCGCCCATTAGGTGAGGGACTGTTCCGTTTTAACATGCAGTTTGACTTTGATCCTGAAATTAAAGGTGACTTAGAAGTTAAAGCACGTGGTACGGAATCACTTATGGCTAATGAAGTACGTAGCCAACGACTTATGCAATTCTTGCAAGTATCATCTAACCCAGCACTTGCACCGTTTGCTAAGTTTCAATACATTATTCGTGAGATTGCAAAATCTCTTGATCTTGACCCCGACAAAGTTACCAACAATATGGATGAAGCTGCTATTCAAGCTGAACTAATGAAACAGTTTCAACAAGAGCAACAGCAACAGCAAGGTGGTCCAGCAGGTGCAAACCCAATGGATACATCAGGAGCAGGTGGTGGAACTATAGGTGTAGGACAAGCACCAACACCACAAGAACAAGGATTTAGTGGTAATGCAGGACAAGGAGCATCTCAGCAAGCTCAAGGCAATGGTCAGCAACCAAGCCCAATGGTCTAAGTTTGAAGCATACTTAGATACATTAATAACTCAACAACACCGTGTTATGGAACAAACAAGTGAAATTGTTGCGGTACATAGAGCACAAGGTGCTATCTATCAGTTACGTAGATTAAAACTATTAAGAGATGAAGTATTAAAAAATGGCTAATGTAGGAAAAAAGACAGGTAAACAAACACAAGCAGGTAGAGATGTTTATGAAACACCTGAAGGTGAAATGGTATCTGAAAAATCTACAACTTTTGAATATAAAGGTAAATGGATTAATATTCCTACTATACACGGCGGCAAACAATACTCTGAAGATCAATTAATGGAAATGCTAGACAAAGGTTTGATAGAGCCTACTAGCATACACGATGAATTAGAAGAAGCTATTAAGGCTGCACAAAGCCGTAGTGATTCTCTTGAGTTTAATAAAGGTGGTACTCCTATGGAAGAACAAATGGAACTCTTTGAAGATGGTGGCCTTCGTGATGAAGGTGGCATGGTAGATGAAGAATCAGGAAATGAAGTTCCTAACGGAAGTACACGTAAAGAAGTGCGTGATGATGTTCCAGCTATGCTAAGTGAGGGTGAGTTTGTTCTACCTGCTGATGTAGTTCGTTATCATGGTCTTGAAAAGATTATGCAGCTTCGTGATGAAGCTAAGTTTGGCCTAAAGAAAATGGAAGCTATGGGTCAGATGGGTAATTCAGACGAAGCTACACTAGATGATGATGTCCCATTTGGTCCTGCAGATTTACTTATTATAGCAGGTGAGCCAGAAGACAAGCCACGTGAAATGGCTGAAGGTGGTGTAGTATATGCACAAGAAGGTACATATGTTCAACCTGCAACAGGTATTATGGGGTATCAACCTTCTATCTATCAAGGGCAACAAACATCTACAACATACACACCCCCACCTAGTTCTGTAGCACCACCTACTCCTACACCTTCTCCTGCAGGTGGATATGTTCCTAAGTTTGTAAGTGCAGGTGCTACACCTTTTGATGATGGTAGTCTTGCACTTAAACCTGTAACAACTACACCAAGTACAACAGATACGTCTGCAGTAAGTACTGCGTCTACTGAAACTAAGTTTGTACCTGAAGTACAAGACAAGTATACTACACTTAAATATATCAACAAAGAAACTGGTGAGATACGTGACTTTTATTTTTACAACGGTAATCCAGTAACTCCTATTCCAGATGGGTTTGTTCCGTATGACGAGTCTGTAGATGAAACGGTAGATGATCTTGAATCAACAACAGTTGAAACTACCCAAGTACGTGAACGTGACGATGATCCATTTAAAGATTTACCTAAACCAGAGGCTATAGATTATAGCAAACTTAATAAAGATGAACTATTAGCAGCATTTGACCAAAATAAAAATGCTCGTACAATTTTAACTGGTATGGGAGTTATTAATCCTATTTTTGGTTTACTTGGTGCCGCAGCAACAAAACTACAACAAAAACAAATTCTTGCTGAAATGGAAGCAAGGGGAATTAAACCACCAGAAACAAAAGGTAATATTATAGATCGTATCAGCGATATGATTTCTGGTTTGTTCGGAACAGATAAAGACGAAGTTAAAAAGGTTATAGAAACAGACACACGCAAAACATCCATTAAACCTAGATTACGTCCTGGTTTAACAGATGATGATATGGGACTACCTAGTGGTCCTGTTCCTATAGATACTACAAGTCCTAATCGCACTATATTCCAAGATGCTGTAAGAGATAAACTGGAAGAAGACCGTGAAACTGACCGTATGCTAAACGAACTTAGATCAAAAGGTATTCAAGCTACAGCGGCTACTTCTGTAGTTAAAGAACGTGCCGAAAAAACAGGCATGACTCCTGTACAAACAGTAGCAAAAGCAAGTAGCAAGAATGACGATAAGCCTACATTTGCAGGTGACGACTACGATCCACGTGGTGCAGATCAACGTGGTACATCAGGAACAAATAGTTCTAAAGTAGCTACAGTTAATAAAGCAGCAAATACTGCAGCAGCAAAAGCTGTAAAAGAACAGCAAGATGCAGGTAAAACAGAATCGTACTCACAAAAAATTCAACGAGGTGGTGGTTTCAAGCAAGGTGGACTTGCAACCCGCAAAAAGAAAAAATAAATCCACCAATTAGACTGGCCTACCCATCCCCCTTCCAACAGGCTACGGTGGCCCCAGTAAGGAAACTAAAATGTCAGAGAACATGGAAGTAATGGCTTCAGAAGTTGAAGCACCAAAAAAAGTAGCATTTGCTAATCGTAAGTATTCAAATGCAGATCGTATTAAAAAAGAAGAAGAAGAACTAGAACAGCTTATTGCTGAACAAAAAGGTGAAGCGGTTCAACAAGAACCACAAGAAGCTGAACCTACTAATGCTGAGGAAAAAAGTTTTAAGAAACGTTATGGTGATCTACGCCGACACCAACAACAAAAAGAAAAAGAATACGAAGATCGTATCAAAGCTCTTGAAACTCAACTTAACCAAGCAACTAAAAGTGAGATTAAACTACCAAAGTCTGATGAAGACATAGAGGCTTGGACACAAAAATATCCAGACGTAGCTGCTATTGTTGAAACTATTGCAATTAAAAAAGCAAAAGAACAAGCACAAGGTCTTGAAGATCGTGTTCGTGAAATTGATGAAATGAAAGCTAATGCTGTACGGGATAAAGCAGAAGCTGAGTTAATGCAATTACACCCAGACTTTGATAGTATTCGTGACAGTGACGACTTTCATGAATGGGCAGATGAACAACCTAAATGGGTTCAAGACGCACTTTATGAAAATTACGGGGATGCCCGTTCTGCTGCACGAGCAATTGATTTGTATAAAGCAGACCGTAATATTACAACTAAAAAGTCTACTTCATCAAAAGATGCTGCACGTTCTGTGAATACAAAAAATCAACGTAGTAAACCTCAATCTGATGGTATGGGAAAAATCATTAGAGAGTCTGAGGTACAAAAAATGTCTCCACAAGAATACGAAAAACGATCCGACGAGATCATGGAAGCTATTCGCACTGGAAACTTTGATTACGATTTATCTGGTTCAGCTAGGTAAAAAGTATTGACATTATAGTTATTTATGATATAACTATATGTATCATACATTAGTATAGCCCCATAAGGTTACCTATTCTATTGTATATTCCCCCGCAAACAACAGACCTTACGGACTTACCTAATACGTATGGCCCGTAGTTGTAACACAAAGGCCAAGTGTTATATTCTACGCACCCATAAACGATTAGCCTCCAATATAGTACTCTGTGTGTTTAGCATCTGTTTATGCTAAAGGAGATAATGTTATGGCATTTTCAACAGCATCAGGTTACGGCAACCTGCCTAATGGCAATTTCTCGCCCGTAATCTATTCCAAACAGGTGCAGCTTGCATTCCGCAAGGCATCTGTTGTTGAAGCAATTACAAACTCTGATTATTTCGGAGAGATTGCTAACATGGGAGACTCGGTGAAAATCATCAAGGAACCCGAAATCACGGTGAAAAATTATTCACGTGGAACCACAATCACGCCACAAGATTTGGACGATGAGGATTTCTCATTGACCATCGACAAGGCGAACTATTTTGCCTTCAAGGTGGACGATATTGAAGAGGCTCATAGCCACGTCAATTTCCAAAGTCTTGCAAGTGATCGTGCTGCGTATCGTTTGTCTGATCAGTTTGACCAAGATGTTCTTGGTTACATGTCAGGTTACAAACAATCTGCACTACACAGCAATGCAGATACTGCTAACACAACTGTTAATGGTTCTAAAGCTGTATCAACCGCAGGTTCAGACGAATTGCTAGATTCAATGAAACTAGATGGTTCTGACTTTAACGCAGGTACAGGCGGTAACTCTGTTGCCCTACTACCTCGTACAGGCGGTGCAACTGCTACACCTTCAACTGCAGGTGAAGCAAACCCACTACAACTTATTGCTCGTATGGCTCGTAAGCTAGATCAGCAAAATGTTGACACTACAGGGCGTTGGCTCGTTGTTGACCCAGTATTTATGGAAATCCTTCGTGATGAAGACTCACGCCTTCAAAATGCGGATTACGGTGAATCTGGTGGTATTCGTAATGGTCTTGTTATAAACAACCTACACGGCTTCCAAGTACACGTGTCTAACAACCTACCAACTTTTGGTTCTGGTCCTGCAACAAACGCAGCTTCTAACTCAACCAACTACGGTGTTATCGTAGGCGGTCACAGTTCAGCAGTCGCAACTGCAGAGCAGATCAATAAGACAGAAACATATCGTGACCCTGACAGCTTTGCTGACATTGTTCGTGGTATGCATCTATATGGTCGCAAAATCCTTCGCCCAGAGGCGTTGGTCAATGCACTATATAACTTGCGTTAATAGGGAGGGATAAACAATGGCTACAGTTACTTCTTTATCCGCTGCCGCACACGGTTCAAGTGCACGTGGACGTTCTCCATATATGGTAGAGCAAGAGATTGATCTTGCTGCTGCTGCAACTGCAAAGGGTTCTGCCCTAGCTGCTGCTGATATTATTGAAGCAATTACTGTTGGTGCAAACACAATGGTAATGGCTGCAGGTATGGAATGTACTACAGCACCTTCAGGTGGTACAGGTACAGTTCTTGATCTTGGTATCACAGGTGGTGACGTTGATGCGTTTGTTGATGGTTTTGCTTTTGACTCTGCTTCTGCAGGTGATTATGCAACACTAGCAAACACTGCAACTCCAATCTTGGTCACAACATCAGACACAGTTGATGTATTGATCCAAGCTGCTACAACAGTATCTACCGCAGGTAAGGTACGTGTATGGGCAGTGTTGATGGATGTTGATGGACTTGGCGAAATGTCTGCCGATGAAGTCACACGTGATGCACTAGCATAATAAAAACACTTTAAGGGGCTGGGCAACTGGCCCCTTTAGGCTAATATAAAGGCTTATAAAATGGCAACTACTTACGTTACGCTTGTTAATGACACATTAAGACGATTAAATGAAGTCACACTAGATACTGCTGGTGATGGTTTTGATACTGTACGTAACGTTCAGGCACTTGCCAAGGATGCTGTAAATAACAGCATTCGTCTTATTTTACAGGACGGACAAGAGTGGCCTTTTTTAAAAACAACATATACTCAAACATTAACTACAGCACAACGCACATATGATTTTCCATCAGACATGGGTACTGTGGATTGGGATTCGTTTTTTCTAAAAAAGACTACTGGATTAGATAATACACCTAGACATTTAAATACATTAACATATAATGACTATCTTCAAAATTATCGTACACAAGACGATGAAGGAGATCAAACAAATGGTATAGGTAAACCTATTTACATATATCAAACACTAGAAGAAAAATTTGGAGTTACACCATTAACGGATGCAGCTTATGAAATTGAATATGTATATTTTACTTATCCAGATGATTTAGTATTATATACAGATACAATGATTATTCCTGACAGATTTAAGCATGTAGTAATTGATGGTGCTATTATGTTTATAATGCGTTTCCGTAGTAACGAACAAAGTGCCGCAATCCACCAACAAAATTTTGAAGAGGGTATTAAAGCAATGCGGCGTATTTTAATGGACGATAACTTATATGTTCGTTCAACCGTAATTCAACGTCCTGCATCTAGTACATTTAATAGTGTGATCTAATGGCTGATAATTTAGCTTCTTTTAAAGTATTCTGCCAAGGCGGTTTAAACACCAGTCGTGATGTTCTATCACAAGGTGAAACACAACCTGGATCAGCTATTAGTTTAATTAATTACGAACCTGCTGTTACTGGTGGCTACCGTAAGATTAATGGATTTAGCAATGACTATGGTACAGTTACAGGTACAGGTAGTGTTTTAGGTGTTTGCGTTGCTAATGGAATTAATGACGGTATTCTGGCTTGCCGTACACCCTCTAGTGGTAATAATTATCTACATAAATGGAATACTACTACAAGTGCTTGGGATGCTGTAACAACTGCTGGTTCTCCTACAATGACAGGTGTAACCAAAGTACGTTTTACTAAATATAACTGGGGCAGTCCTAAAGTTTTACTAACTGATGGTATCAACCCTGCAGCTACGTATGATGGTACAACCTATACGCAGATTACACACGCAAATGCACCCAGCGCACCTAAGTTTTCACACGTATTTAAGAACCATTTATTTTTAACGGGTGACCCTAGTGAGCCTACAAACTTATACTTCAGTGCGCCATACGATGAGACTGACTTTTCTAGCGCTTCTGGTGCTAATGTTATTAATGTGGGCTTCCCCATTGTAGCTATTAAGTCTTTTCGTGATGTGTTGTATATCTTTGGTACTAATAACATCCGTAAGCTTGCTGGCAACAACATATCAGACTTTGTACTACAAGAAGTTACAGATGACCTTGGATGCCTAGCTACAGACAGTGTGATTGAGATCGGTGGTGATTTACTATTCTTATCACAAGATGGTCTACGTCCTGTTAGTGGTACAGACAAGATCGGTGATGTTAATCTTGAAACAGTATCAAAAGATATTCAGTCTATTTTTACTGACGTTGTGTTTGAAATTGATCTTGAAGAATTAAATGCAGTAGTCATACGACAAAAAACACAGTTTCGTTACTTTTTTGGTGCAGCAGAGTCACAAGGTATTATTGGTGGATTTAGGCAAACACCTAATGGTTTGCAATTTGAATACGGTCAAATGCTAGGTATTACAGCTACCTGTGCAGACAGTGGTTACATTGGCCAGAACGAGTTTGTAATTCACGGTGATAGCACAGGTAAAGTACATCGTCAAGAACAAGGCAATGACTTTGATGGTACAAATATCTTTAGTCTATTTCAGACACCGTTTTTTCACATGCAAGACCCAGAGCAACGTAAAGTGTTTTATAATGTAGCTACATATTTACGTTCTGAAGGTGACAACGAGATTGTTATGTCTGCTTTGTACGACTACGAAGATGTTGATACATTAAGTCCTACAAACTTTACATTAACAACTACAGGTGCTGCAGCATATTACAATGAAGCACTATATGATAGCACCGCAATCTTTGATGGTAACCCTGCACCAGTTAAACGTACCAATATATCAGGTTCAGGTAAGTCAGCATCATTTAAATTCGTAACTAATGATTCCAATGCATCACATAGTATTCAAGGTTTGGTGGTTACATTCGGAGTAGGAGATAGGTTATAAAATGGCAGGTTATAGCAGACAGTCAGTAGCTGACATTATCGCTAATGCGGTTATTAAAGCTGCACCAGTAAATGCAGAGTACAACGCTATACGTGATGCGTTTGCTTTTTCAGGCGGTCACAAACACGATGGTAGCTCTACTGAAGGTGCTTATGTACCTTTAATTGCTGATACTGATGCATTAAACAAAGTTGTAATTGACACAACAAATAACCGAATTGGTTTCTTTAGTGAAGTATCTTCTGCTGCAGTAGAACAACTACGTATTCAAGATGGTGCTATTGTTCCTGTAACAGACAACGATATTGATCTTGGTACGTCTTCACTAGAGTTTAAAGATTTGTATGTTGATGGCATTGGCTACATTGACACAGTTCAAATTCATGAAAATGCAACAATTACTGGTAATCTTACTGTTAATGGTAATACCACACTTGGTGATTCAGCTACTGATACGGTTACAATTACTGCGGATATTGCCTCTCCTCTTATTCCTTCTGCTGATGATACCCATGATCTTGGTGCTGTAGGTTCTGAGTGGCGTAATTTATATGTAGACGGTACAGCAAACATTGATAGTCTTGCAGCGGATACTGCAGACATTGATGGTGGTACTATTGATGGAACAACTATCGGTGGAACAACTGCTGCCGCTATTACGGGTACAACAATTACTGGTACTTCTTTTGTCGGCCCTGTTACTGGCAACGTTACAGGTAATCTAACGGGTAATGTTACAGGGAATGTTACAGGTGACGTAACGG